ATTTTTTTTCTTTTTTTTCTTTTTTCTATCAACTTTCATATCAAGTATGTAACTTGAATATTTATAAGGAATAGTATCAATCATTATTTTTTCCTTTCTAAACTATAGTTGAAGTTGTAGTTATAGTAGATCCTGATGTATTTGCTACACCATTGCTACTAGGATAATATGTAACTGTATCTTTCGGTCTTTGTTCATATAAAGCTACTATCTTCCTTAATAGTTCTACTTCTGTTGCTAATAATCTTTTTTCAAGAACTGAGTTTTGTATTTCTAAACTTTCATTTCTTTCTTTAAGATTATGATTTGTGTCTTGAAGAGTATTATTTGTTTGTCTCAAAGCAACATTATTAAGTTCTTCATTTGTTATTGCTGAGTTTAATTTAGCTACTTCTTTTAAAAGTTGCTTTTTATTTTTCTTTTTCATTTTTACTCCTAGTTATTAGATTGAAATTTACAATCTAAGAAGTTGTTTATTTCTTCTTTAGTTTTGTAAATATAGTTAGTAGTTACCTTATCTCCAGAATATCTATGAGAAATAATTTTATTATTATTCTCGAATAATTCTGGAGTTGCTTCTGAATACTCATCTAAAAATTTTTTTAGATTATCGTTTTCAGATTTCCCCTCAAATGTTTTAACTCTACCATTTAAGAAAAAAGTTGTGATTATAGTTCCCTTTTCCATTATTTTTGCTCCTTTCTAAGTTTTTCATCTAACTTTTCATCATCTATAAAATTTTGTGCTTCTTCTATAGAATCAGCTGTCGCTATATATTCTTTATTAAAATAGATAGAGACACCAAAAGGTGTCTCCTCTATGTCATATCCTCTATAGATCATTATTGATTTTCCTTTCTAAACTCTATTTGTGATTGATGAAAGACTGAGTAAGATCTAAACTCATCTACTTTTCCTTGTGATACTATTCTAGAAAGTTTGCAAACTGCTTTAGATCCTTTAATTACTTTAGCACCTAACTTTCTAGCTTGATTAAAAGTACAAAATCCACCTTCTAGTTTTGTATCTTTTAATTTCTCTAAGTTCTTTCCTGTGAAAGATTGTTTAGTGTATAGATTATAATGTGTCATTTTTTTTTCTCCTTTATAGTTATTTAGAAAATGCTAATCTTCGTTCTATTGTAAAACCCTTAGCTAAACTAAGACCTTGACAATATTGTAAAGAATAGACTTGTGCTATTGTGCTTTTACTTAGATTTTGCTTCTTCATAAAAGCATCTAATTTATTTGGATCTAGATAGAAACTTTTTGTTTCTCCATCTATTGTGCCCCAAATAAAATAATTTAATTTAAGTTTTTTGTTATCTTGCTTTGTCATTTTTATTTTCTCCTTTTTAGTTATTCCTAAATAGTCATGATTTTCCTGTATAAGTAAATAGTTAAAAAAGCCTATAAAATAACACTTTTAGAGCGTTTTTTGCTTAAAAGGCAAAAAGTAAGTGAATTAGTAAAATTTTCTATATATACTTTTACTAGAGTTTAATTTATTTGCTAAGAATGACTAAATCGATTAAAAGAGAAATTGAGGGTTATTTTCTTTTTAGCTTTGAATCATATAACTCTCCCTTTCTAGTTATAAATGGGGTAGGTTTTGATCGATTTCCTACCCCTAACTCACAGGAAAAAATATGTATAGAAATAAAATAGCATCTATGCTGATTGCGTATAGATATGCTCGAAAGCAAACTCAAACTCAAGTATCTAATGTGCTAGGAGTTACATTTCAGCAAGTGCAGAAATACGAGAAATCTAATAATGGAATATCTGCTGAAAAATTATTATTATTTTGCGATCATTATAATATTAATTTACAGGAGTTTCAAACAGGAGATCCATACGCAGTTTTAGATGGAGCAGATATACAACCACACTATAAAGAAAAAGCTTTACAAAATATAGAAAAACTAGAGGAGAAAAAAAATGATAAAAGTAGAAGTGACGAAAATATGGCTAGGGAAAGTATCAGTGAGGGAACATATATATAAAAAAGCTTTAAGAAATAAAGAAAGCTTAGGTATAACTCATGGAAAAGAATATATGTTTATTCCTTACGATAAGTTAAAAAAGGCTAAAAGCTACACTGATCAAAAATTTAAAAGTAAGTATGATGGAAAAGAATATAGGCTTGTAGATTTTGATTGGAAACCTTATAAAGAAGATAATACTAATCAGGAGAAATTATTATGAGTGGAGAAGATTTTTTAGATATACCTAAAACAGATGAAACTCAACAACCTACTCCAGAAGAACATTATTTTTCAAGATCTAAAAATCAATGGCTTATGGTTTCTGATATGTCAGATATGCATGTTAGGAGAGCATTTAAAAGACTTCTAAGAATGATAAGATTAAATCAGTTAGTTGAAGTTGATGATGTTTCTAGAAATACAATTTATCAAGTAAAGATCACAGAAGAATTAAATAAAATAAAAGCACATTGTGATGAAATTAGAAAGGTAGTTGATGAATAAAAAAGAATGGAAAGAGCATAGCGATTGGCTAGATACTTTTAGAGGAAAAATAATTACTAATAATTCTGTATATGAAAATTATGGAGAAAAAAAAAGTAAAGAAAAAACAAAGGAAAAAACCAAAGCCAAAAAGAAAGGTTAGTGGTTATTACTTTGATGGTGTAAAATCAATAACTCTTTATGAGAAAAGAACATAAGGAAAGATTTGAAAAACTAAGACAAATCGGTTGCATTGCTTGTTTAAAAAAAGGGAGAATAACAACTCCTGTAATTCATCATATAAGAAAGCATACAGGGTTAAGTCTTAGACCTAGTCATGATGACACTATCCCATTGTGTCCAGAGCATCATAATATGGGAAAAGCTTCGGTCCATTTAAATAAAAAGCTATTTAATCATTTATTTGGTACAGAAGAAGAACTACTAAAAGAAACTAACTTAAAAATAATACAACTAGAACAGGAGACAATACTATGGAAATAAATAAATTTCATGCTTTGCAATTATTTACAGATACATTTGCGGCAGAAACAGTTCACTTAACTAATAATAAAATAGGGATCTATATTAGATTGCTTTGTTTTTCATGGACAAAAAATACTAAACCTTTTTCAACTGAATCAGCTTATAGAATTTGTCAATGTATAAATAGTAATTGCTTTATAGATGTTTATGAAGTTTTAGAAGAATTTTTCAAAAAGAAAACTGATAGCAAAGATAGAAATCAAATAACATGGATCCATAAAAGATTAGTTGCAGAACATGAGTATTTATCTAATAAATATAAATCTAGATCTGAAGCTGGTCGTAAAGGTGGTCTAGCAAAAAGAGATTTAGCTACAAGCAAAAACGAAGCTCCTATACCTAGTCCTAAACCTATACCTAATAAGGATAAATATGATCCTCAATTTGAACAAGCTTGGCAAGACTTATCTAAAAAACGAGGATCTAAATATAAGGCTCATGAAATATGGCTAAAATTATGGAGTAAAGGAGTTCTAAAAGAGACAGATTTTCCTATGCTAGTTAATAGCTATAATACTCAAATAAAAGAAATAGAGGATCCTAAATTTATACCCCATTTTAGTACATGGTTAAGTCAAAGAAGATGGGAAATTTCCGAAGATGGAGAAAAAATAAGAGATATTATTGTTAGATTAAAAAAACTAGGATATGTTCATTATAGTACAGATGGAAATTTTGAAAGATTTAGTAAAGATGGTAAATACTATAAAATAGATAGATTAGATGAAAGTCATCAAATTCAAATAGAGCAATGAAAAAATATAAAAGTATTACTATTAATAAAAAAAGGTATTACTTATATAAAATAGAATGGGTCGATATTTTTGGAGATGCTGGGCATAGAAGTTATGATGCACTAGAAAATATGAAACCAGCTTCTAAAACAACATTTGCTTTTTTATTTAAAAGAAGTAAAAAGTTTATTCACACTTTTAGCACTTATGATCAAAATGATGAAGAATTTTCAGATTGTAATGTTTTTCCTATAGGTGTAATAGTTTCAATGAATAAAATAGATATATGATATTAGAAGAAATTGATATTAATCTAATAAAACCATACAAAGATAATCCTAGAGAGATCTCACAAGAAGCTGTAAAAAAAGTTAAAAATTCTATAAAAGAATTTGGTAATAATCAACCTATCGTTATAGATCAAAATAATGTTATAGTGGTCGGTCATACTAGATGGAAAGCACTTAGAGAATTAGGCAAAACTAAGGCATATGTAGTAAAGAAAGATTTTGAAAAAAATCAAGCTATTGCTTATAGAATAATGGACAATAGATCAGGCGCTGAATCTAAATGGGATAAACAACTTTTAATGTCCGAAATGCAAGTATTAAAAGATAATAAATTTAATTTAGATCTTACAGGATTTGATGCTTTAGAACTTAAAGACATTCTATTAGATAAAGATTTATTTGAGCCTACTTCTAAAGATGATCAAGGAAGATTAGATGAGGACACTAAAGAAACTTGTCCAGAATGTGGCCAAACTATAAATGGATAAAGGATTGTTTATAGACTATTGCAGTTATGAAGCTTCTAAGTTTGCAGTATTAAATTATCATTATTCTAAAGCTATGCCATCTGGAAAATTAGTTAGGTTTGGAGTATGGGAAGATAAAGAATTTATAGGCTCAGTTCTATTTGGATCTGGTGCTAATCCTAATATGTCTAAAGTAGTAGATCTAAGTCCTTATGAAGTATGCGAATTAGTTAGAGTTGCTTTAAATAAGCATAAAAACCCTGTTTCTAAAATAGTTTCATTCTGTATGAAAAAACTTAAAAAAGATTTTCCTAGAATAAAAGCAGTAGTTAGTTATGCTGATCCTATGCAAAATCATAAAGGTAAAATATATCAAGCGATGAATTGGCTATATCTAGGAGAAACTAAGACTGCTACTCACTATATGCTAGATGGTAAATTTTATCATTCTAGATCTTTAAATCAAAAAAATAGAGATGATGAAGCTTTTGATAGAAGTAAATTTGAAAAGGTTTATTTAAAAAAATATAAGTATATTTATCTATTTGATAAGCTATTAAAGAAAAGAATTGATAGCGAATTAAAGGAATATATTGCGTAGGCTTTAGAAAGGCTAGATGGCACCCCCATTTAGATAGATGGTGCAATTCCAATCCCTACGCTCCAAACTTGAAAAAAACATAAAAAGGACATAATAATAACAAATGGCAAGACCTATTAAGAAAGTTGATACACAGGCTATACAAAAATTAGCACAAATGCACTGCACTTATGAAGAAATTGCAGAGTTCTTAGATGTTAGCACTAAGACTTTACAAAGGAATTATGTCCACCTTATAAAAAAGGGACGAGAGATGGGCAAAATAAGTTTAAGGAGAGCACAGTTCGAGAAAGCTATAGGTGGCAATGTAGCAATGATGATATGGTTAGGAAAACAACATCTAGATCAAAAAGATAAGATTGAACAAACTAGCTATAATGAGCCTTTACCACTTATAATTGAAGCTAAAGCAGAAGATAAAAATGGCAAGAATTAAGTTTGTAAATTTTGTTCCTAGAGATAAACCACCTAAAAGACCTAGACGACATAAAAAGAATTTAAACAAGAATGAAAAGAGATCTTATAAACCCTATAATAGACAAGGTAGATCATGAGTAAAAGAGGAATGTTTTATCCTAATGGAGAATTTATACCATATCAAATGCCAGAAGATTATAGACAATCATCAGGCAGAGGCTCATGCGGAAATTGTGGAATGTTTTCACAAAAACATATGTTCTGTGGTATCTATAGGACAAGAGGTGTTAAAGACACTTATGTTTGCAATAAATGGCGACAAAGACATTTTAAAAGATAATGGAAGAAGCAGTTCACTATTTAGTTATATTAATTAAAAGTTTTGATGGAGAACTAATAAAACAAATATTAGAATTTTCTAGACCTACTACTTTGCTAGAGTGTGGAGATTTTGCAGAAGATCATTACGAAGCTATAGCAACACATCATTGGGAAGTAGATGGAGATATAGGAAAAAATGGATATTATATGAATGATGGCTCAGGAGTTATTCAGGGACATATTTGTATTCAGGATCCTAATAAGATGTGATATATAAATCACATGGCCAAATATAAAAATAGAACAGTTAAACTTAATAAACCTTTTAGAACACCTGGAAAATCAAAAAAGTTTGGTGTCTATGTAAAGAATAGAAGTACAGGAAGAGTTCAAATTGTAAGATTTGGAGATCCCTCAATGAAAATTAAAAAGAATATTCCATCAAGGCAAAGATCATTTATGGCTAGGCATGGTGCAATATTAAAAAAAGTACGTGGGCAAAAATCATTAGCACCTGTTTTTTGGGCGATTAAAAGTTGGAGAAAAGGTTTCAACATATGATTGATAGAATTGCATTTGCTATATTCGGTTTCTTCGACAAAGTAGGAGAATTAATAGATAAACTTTTTGAAGATAAAAAAAAGAAGAAGAAAAAATAATTTATGAGTAATATTATGAACTATTATTTTACAGGCGCTTTAATTATAGCTTTCGTATTATTAGCATTACTTGGTGGACCACCTAGATGAAAGATAGACCTTTAACTATTTCTGAAGAAGCTAAAGTGTCTATGCCTATGAAAACAGTAGCATCTCTTATAGGTATGGTAGCTATAGGAACATGGGCTTATTTTGGAGTAATAGAAACTCAAAATAAAATTTCTACTAGATTAGAATTAATGGAGAAAGATCTAACCGAGAATACAGATTTTAGAATTAAATGGCCTAGAGGACAATTAGGTAGTTTGCCCGCAGATAGCGAGCAATTCATGTTAATCGAAGATCTTTATAAACAAGTTGAGAAATTACAGATTCAACAAGAATCAGGAATGCACAATAAAGTAAATATAGAATTTTTACAAAAGCAAGTAGAAAAGCTTTTAGATGATGTGGAAAAGCTGAAAGATGCTAATAGAGAAATAAAATATACAAATGGTAATGGATCATGATTGAAACAGTTGTAGCATTATTAATGATAGTAAATAACGAGATTAAGGAACATAGAATACAAGCAGATGGTATGGCTCAATGTCTTAGAGGGAAAAGAGAAGCAGAGCGAGTATATCGTGAAAATGTTTCATATTCTTGCATTAGAAGTAAAGCAGAACTAGAGAAAAATATTGATGGAAGTAAAAGCATAAAGAAACTAATACTAGAATGAAATTTGTGCTAACTATGATTATTTGTAGTGCAGTTGCAAATCAATGTATGCCACCCTTTCAAATAGATAAAGTTTATAATGATGGATATGATTGCATGGTTGATGGTTATAAGATAGCATTAGACAAAACAGAAGAAATTGGTAGAGAAGATATAAACGAAAGTAAAATTTATATAAAATTTGGTTGTAATGAAGATCAATCTAACAAAGCCACAGTATCAAGTAAGCACATCAAATAAAAGATTTAGAGTATTAGTATCAGGTAGAAGATTTGGTAAAACCTTTCTGTGTATTACAGAGATGATGAAATATGCAAGTCAAGTTAAAAAGAATATTTGGTATGTAGCACCTACATTTAAGATGGCTAGAGAAATCGTTTGGTCTAAACTAAAAGAAATATTACATAGCTTTAATTGGATAGAAAATATAAATGAATCTAATTTACAAATAACTATTAAAAAAACAGGAAGTAAGATCTCACTTAAAGGGTGTGAAAACTATGATGCACTTAGAGGAACAGGATTAGATTTTTTAATATTAGACGAATTTGCAGATATTGATGAGAAAGCATGGACAGAAGTTTTAAGAGCTTCTATTGCAGATACTATGGGAGATGTACTCATGTGTGGATCTCCTAAAGGTTATGGTAATTGGGCATATAGAATGTATTTAAAAGGGCAAGAAGATAAAGAATGGGATAGCTTTCAATTTACTACTTTACAAGGTGGAATGGTTTCAGAAGAAGAAATAGAACAAGCTAAACAAGATATAGATATTAGAACATTTAGACAAGAATTTGAGGGAACTTTTGAAAACTATGCTGGTGCTGTCTATTACAACTTTCATGCTGTAGAAAATGTTAAAGAAAAAAAGATAGATTGGAGCAAACCTTTGCATATAGGATTAGATTTCAACGTGGATCCTA